AAGAGTTGGTGATGACCAAGGACACACAGCCGGTCAATTTGATCGGCAGTGAGTGGCACGAGATTGAAGCATTGGAAGACGGCACGGTTTTCGTGAACGTGTTTTCTGAAGGAAAGTATTGAGGAGCAACCATGACACTGATTCTTAATGGTGACACGGGCCTGTCTGATGTAGACGGCTCTGCTGCTACTCCTGCCATCAGGGGTACGGATTCCAACACCGGCATCTTCTTCCCTGCTGCTGACACGATTGCGTTTGCAGAGGGCGGTGCTGAAGTTGCGCGATTCGATTCGTCTGGGAATCTCGGGATTGGGACGAGCACACCAGCAGTAAAGTTGGATGTCGCAGGCGCAATCAGCGCAACCGGGGCGATTCAAGCCAGCGGGGTGGCAACCAATCTTTATCCACTTGTCGCTGCCACCGCTCAGGCATCGACGTCTGGTACGTCGATTGACTTCACCGGCATCCCGTCGTGGGTGCGGCGTATTACGGTGATGTTCAGCGGTGTGAGTACAAGCGGGTCTTCTTACACAATTATTCAATTGGGTGACTCTGGAGGCGTGGAAACAACAGGATACAGAGGTTCTCTTACTTCTATTAACGCCGGTGGCGGCGGTGCGCCCGAGTTAATAACTTCGGGTTTTGGAGTAAATAGAAGCGGCTCCGCTTCTGCGCTTTTAAATGGGTGTGTAACCATAAATCTTTTGGACGCAACCAATAAGATTTGGGCAGCGGCGGGTAACATTTCTGACAGTAATGTTGCTTTTGGAAATTACACCTCGGGTGCAAAAACACTTTCCGACACACTAGACCGCATCCGCATCACAACCGTCAACGGCACAGACACCTTCGACGCTGGCTCCATCAACATTCTCTACGAGTAAATCATGGAACGCATACAAGTTAATGTAACAACAGGTGAGCGTCAGGTCATTCAACTGACCGCCGAAGAAATTGCTCAAGTCCAAGCACAGGCAGAACAAGCCGCACAAGCAGAGGCTCAATGGAAGATTGACAACGCCTCACAACTGCGCCAGCAAGCCTACATTGCAGAAGCCGACCCACTATTCTTCAAAGCACAACGAGGCGAAGCCACACTGACTGAGTGGCAGGCCAAAGTGGCTGAAATCAAAGCCCGTTACCCAAAGGAGTAAAAAATGCCCGCAATCATCAACAGCGACAACGGAGTCGTATCCGGCTCCGCAGGTTTAAAGACCTCTGGGGCCAACGACGGCATTCTTGTTTTCCAGACCAGCGGGACGGAAACCGCCCGCATCAACACGGACAGCCAGATTGTTGCTGTTGCAGGGACTGCTTCTCTCCCAGCCCTGACGTTCACTGGTGACCTAAACACGGGTATTTATTCCCCAGGCGCTGACAGGATTGGCTTTGCCGAGGGCGGCGTTCAGGTTGGTGAGTTTGATGCCTCTGGCAACTTCCTGATGAATTCAGGCTACGGCTCCGCTGCTGTGGCTTACGGTTGCCGTGCATGGGTCAACTTCAACGGCACCGGCACTGTGGCGATCCGGGCCTCTGGCAACGTCACCAGCATCACGGATAACGGCACGGGCGACTACACGGTGAACTTCACCACGGCGATGCCGGATGCGAATTATGGTTTAACGGGAACTTGTTTGTTGAACAACAATACTGACACAAGAGGTTTTGTATGCAGCCCAACTATTGCCGGTGGTTTTGCTCCTGCAACTGGGTCAGCCCGTATTTCATCCGTAGCAGCAGGCGTTGGCAGTCAAGATTTTGCTTTTGTTAACGTCTCCATCTTCCGTTAATCAGGAGCCATCATGAACCAACGCATCATCTACCCCAACGACGATGGCGGCGTGTCCGTCATCGTGCCCGCTGCCGAGTGCGGCCTAACGATTGAAGAGATCGCGGCCAAGGACGTTCCGGCAGGGAAGCCTTATAAGATCGTGGATGTGGCAGATATTCCGTCTGACCGCACATTCCGTGCAGCTTGGGAGTATGCGGCATGATTATCATCAACATCGACAAAGCCAAGGCCATCGCGCATGACAAGCGCCGTGCTGCTCGTTCCGCTGAGTTTGAGCCGCATGACGCAATCATCATGAAGCAGATTCCTGGCGCTGACTCCACAGCAGCAGAAGCCGCTCGTCAAGCCATTCGTGACAAGTACGCTGTTCTCCAGGCTCATATGGATGCAGCGCAGACTCCTGAGCAACTCAAGGCGCTGATGCCTTAATCTCAATGTTCGGGATTGCCGGTTTTGCCGGTAAGGCAGCCCACCAGCCTCTGATGGTGGATTTTGGGAGATACGCTATGGGCAACAACAAAGAGCCCCAGACCGTAAGCATTGAAGGCAAGGAATACAGGCTGGACAACTTCACACAGGAGCAAAAGATGTTGCTTGATCATTGTGTGGACTTGGACAGAAAAATTGCTTCTTGTCAGTTTCAATTTGATCAACTTCGAGTTGGCAAGGATGCATTCCTGAAGATGCTCCAGCAGTCTCTGGAAGAGCAACCTCAGTGAGGATTTGATGGAAACGCAGGCGATATTCAACGTGATTGTTGGAATCGCCGCCTTTTTTGGCGGCTGGGTCTTGAACAACATCACCAAGGCGATTGAACGCCTGGACAAGGATGTTCGGGAGATGCCGCACAACTACGTTTCAAAAGACGACTATCACCGCGACATCGACGAAATCAAGGACATCTGCAAGCAGATCTTCAACAAGCTCGATCACAAGATGGACAAGTGAGTGCATATGATCGACCCGATAAGCGCCCTTGCTGCAATATCGTCGGCGGTTGAGCTTGTCAAAAAGGTCGCCGCGACGGTTGATGACGTTACCTCGCTCGGGCCCGTGCTGGGCAAGTATTTTGATGCCAAAGCCGATGCAATTGAGGTAGTTCAACGATCACAGCAGGGCGAGTTCAAGGGATCTGCGCTGGGTAAGGCGCTTGAGCTGGAGCTTGCAGTGGAGCAGGCCAAGGAGTTCGAGAATCAGATCAAGATGCTGTTTTTCCAGGCGAACAAGATGGACGTCTGGGCCAGAATTGCAGCCAGGGCGCAAAGGATGGAAGCAGATGCTGCACATGCAGCGCGTAGAAAGAAAGAAGCCGCAAAGAAACGGCAGCAGGAGTTGGATGAGCTGTTCATTATTTTGATCGGCGCGTTGGTTGTGCTCGTCGTGATCGGCGCAACTGTTTGGTTCATCATGGAAGCTACTGCACAGGGAGGACGAAATGGCTGAAGAAGCTGCAAAGAGCGCATTGATCGAAAAGATCGCGTTTGCTCTGCTGCCACTGCTTTTTAGCTGCGTGGTGTATCTCATGTCGGCGCTGTCAAACCTGAGCCATGAGGTCACGATCTTGAACAGCAAGATCAGCCTTGTGGTGACAAGCGACAACAAACAGGCCACCAACACCGGGGCAGAATTGGCCAGGGAGCGGCTGCGTCAAGACCTGTCAGCGGAGATCCAAAAGAACCGCGACGACATCCAGTACAACCGCCAAAAGATTGCAATCATTGAAGCCAAAATGGAGAAAAGATAATGCTGTCCCTCATTTCTACCCTCGGCGGCCTGCTTATTTCCGGCCTGCCCAAATTGCTTGAGTACTTCCAAAACAAGGCCGACCAGAAGCACGAGTTGGCTTTGGCAAGGATGCAAAACGAGCGTGAGTTGGCTCTGGCGGCCCAGGGGTACGCCGCGCAGCAGCGCATTGAGGAAATCCGCACTGATCAGATCATGATGCAGACCGAGGCGCAGATGACCGAGGCCGCTCTGCAACACGACGAAAAGGTGCTGGACAGAGCCCACAAGTGGGTTGCCTCCTACGTCGGCACTGTGCGCCCGACCGTGACGTACATCTTCGTGCTGGAGTTGGTGCTGATCAACCTGTTCCTGTGCTACTACCTATACACAAACCCCGGAATGATCAAAAGCATGGACGATGTGCTGCGGTACTCAGACATCATCTTCAGCCCCGATGAAATGTCGATGTTGGGCGCGATTATTGGTTTTTGGTTTGGTACCCGCACCTGGGGCAAGAAGTGAAACTGAGCAAGGCCGGCGCTGATTTGATGCACAAGTACGAGGGGTACAGGAACCGCCCGTACCTGTGCCCGGCGCACATCTGGACAATTGGCTACGGACATGTGCTGTATCAGGAGCAGATTCGCCTGCCGATGATGCGCACCGAAGACAAGCCAGCGCCGATGATTCGCAAAGAAATGCCGCTCAAACCGGAGGACAGCCGTGTCTGGACAAAGAAAGAAACCGATGACCTATTCTCAGCGGACGTCGCGTCTTTTGAACGCGGTGTTCTTCGACTTATTCCCAATTGTGTTGGCCATCAAGGCCGGTTTGACGCTCTGGTATCTTTTGCCTTCAATGTAGGCCTTGGGAATCTCCAGCGTTCGACCATCCGGATCAAGGCAAACCGGGGGGAGTGGGAGGCCGCGGCGGATGCCTTCTTGCTCTGGAATAAGGGCGGCGGTAAAGTGCTGCCGGGGCTGGACAAGCGCCGCAAGGAAGAAAGGGCCTTTTTCCTATCATGAGCACGGCAAAGAAGACAGACCCGGCAAAATGGGACAGGATCGTCTCTCAGGTCAAAGCCAGCGGGAAGGGCGGTTCTCCTGGGCAATGGAGCGCCAGGAAGGCCCAGCTTGCCACGCAGAAGTACAAATCTTCTGGGGGGGGTTACAAAGGCCCCAAGAAGGCGGATAATTCGCTCTCACAGTGGACGAAAGAGGACTGGGGAACGAAGTCTGGAAAGCCGTCCACGCAGGGATCCCAAGCAACCGGCGAGCGGTATCTGCCCAAAAAGGCACGAGAGAAGTTAACACCTTCTGAATACGCGGCAACAACGCGAGCCAAAAGAGAAGGCATGCGACAGGGCAAGCAATTTGTCCCGCAGCCAGAATCTATCAAGAAGAAGGTGTGGTGATGACCGTAGCCGCAGTCATGACATACGACAGCTTGGTCGAGGACATCCAGTCGTATCTGGAGCGTACCGATCAGGCCACCCTTGACAAGATCCCCCAGTTCATCATGCTGGCGGAGCAGATCATTGCCGCCGATCTGAAGTTCCTTGGCAATCTGCAAGTGGTCACCAGCCAGATGGTGCAGGGCGAAAACGTAATCGCCAAGCCTGCAAGGTGGAGAAAAACTGTCTCCATGAACGTCACGGTCGATGGCAAGCGCCAGCCCGTGCTCATCCGCGCCTACGAGTACATCCGAGAGTATTGGCCGGATCCCGCTCAGGAGGCGGCCCCGAAGTTCTTCTGCGACTACGACTACGAGCACTGGCTGATCGGCCCGACGCCTGACGTTGCGTACAACTACGAGGTTCTGTATTACGAGCGTTTGCAGCCTCTTGACTCCAGCAACCAGTCCAACTGGTTCACGCAGTATGCTCCCCAGGCGCTGCTTTATGGCTCCCTGCTCCAGGCCATGCCGTTCCTCAAGAACGACGAACGCATGCCGATGTGGCAGGGCAACTACGACCGCATCATCCAAGTCCTGAAGGAAGAGAACATCACCAGGGTGGCTGACCGTCAGGCGATTGTGAGGGATTCATGAGCTTTACCAGCCCTTTCACCGGTCAGGTGATCCAGCCGACGGACGTATCGTTCCGTGCCATTACCCTGAGCGTCACCACGACCCTGTCCTGGCCGATCAACGGCAGCGACACGGACAATGCTGCCGCCAGGATCATGAACGTCTCGGCCACGGCGGGCAGCCTGCTGCTCAAGATGCCGCCGGCCAATCAAGCCTCTGTCGGTCAGGATGCGCTGATCCGCAACGTCGGCGCTACCACCTTCACGGTGGCCGACTACAACGGCAACACCATCATTGCTGTGGCTTCTGGCGAGGCCAAGTACATCTATATCACCAGCAACGCCACTGAATCGGGCACCTGGGGGGTCATTTCCTTCGGCGTGGGAAGCTCAAGCGCAGATGCTTCGACCCTGGCAGGGTATGGCCTCAAGGCTCTGTCCACGACCCTCAATCAGTCCCATACGGTTCAGACATTTGCGTCCAATTACACGGCTCTGGCCTCTGACCGAGCGGCCTCCTACGTTTGGACGGGCGGATCTGGAACCTTGAGCCTGACGGGTGCATCGACCCTTGGAAACGACTGGTTCCTGATGATCCGCAACAGCGGAACCGGGGCCTTGGCTGTCAGCCCGGCTTCTGGCTTGATCAACGGCCTTGCGAGCATTTCCTTGCAGCCGGCTGATTCGGCTTTCATCGTCTGCTCTGGAAGCGCCTTCTACACGGTCGGCCTGGGTCGCAGCACGCAGTTCAACTTCACGCAGTTGACCAAGGCGGTTGTTTCTGGCTCGTACACCCTGACCTCGTCTGAAGCATCCAACGTGGTGCAAAAGTACACCGGCACGCTTTCTGGCAACGTGACGGTCACCCTGCCGCAGACAGTTCAGGTTTACTACATCACAAACCAGACCGATGGTGGTGGATCCGGGTATCAGATCACGTTCACCACCGGCTCTGGTGGTGCAACGGCAACCGTTCCCGCTGGTCAGCAGGTTATCTTGCTGTGCGACTCCGTCAACCTGCTCAACGCCTCAACGATTGCCGCTGGCGCTTCCAATATATCCTTGGTTGATGGCTCTGTTGGCGCACCTGCGCTCAACTTCGCAAGCGAGACATCGACCGGCATTTATCGCCCAGGCTCTGGCGAGTTCGGTATCGCCGTGCTTGGTGCGAAGTATTTTGGTCTGACGACCACCGGCTTGTCGATTACCGGCACGGGCATCTTCAGCGGCGGCGTTCAAGGCGGGGCGTTCTAAATGACGCAGAAGGTCTTCTCGCTCGACACGCGGGCTGGAATCCAGCGTGACGGTACCGTTTACGACAAGATTTTCTACAACGATGGGCAGTGGGTGCGCTTTCAGCGTGGCCGACCCAGGAAGATCGGCGGCTACCGGGTCATCTCTGACGGCTTGAGCGGGCCTTCTCGCGGCATCTGGGTCAACCCTCAAGACTCGTTCAATTCCATCTTCAGCGGGTACAGCGACGGCTTGCAAGTTCTGGTCATTGACGACAACGGTATCGGTGCCGGCGTGACCAATTTCACGCTGTCCAACTTTACCGCGTCTCCATTGAACCTTTGGCAGTTCGACGGCTTTTACGATGTCACTGGGTCTGGCCTGCAAACAATTGTTGCCCATCCTGGGAAGAATCTTGTTGCGATTGACAGCACCGCCAACACCCCTGTTTTGGCTGGAAACATCAACGGCTCGACCATGTCCAAGGTCGGCGTTTTTACCGACTCGGCAACGACCGTAAGCGGCAACAACGTCATCACCCTGGCCGCAGTGAATCCTTTTGTCGGTGCTGGGCAGACTGTGACCGGTGCGGGTATCCCTGCCAACACTACCGTGGTGTCTGTCTCGACGACGAGCGTGACGATTTCCAACAACGCTACGGCTTCGGCTACGGTGACCGTCACGTTCGACAACAACATCTCCGTCTCCGGCGGCGTGGTGTCCCTGCACCCGTACCTGTTTGTGTACGGCAACAACGGCCTGATCCAAAATTGCTCTGCCGGCAACTTGGATGACTGGGTCTCTGCGGACGCCAATGCGACCAACGTGGCCACCGGAAAGATCGTCCAAGGGCTACCCGTCAGGGGTGGCTCCAACGCGCCTTCTGGGCTGTTTTGGAGCCTTGACAGCCTCATCCGCGTGTCGTTTATCGGCGGCACGGGAACCCCTCCCCAATACTGGCGCTATGACATCATCAGCAGCCAGTCCTCAATCTTGTCGTCCCAGTCGGCCATCGAGTACGACGGGATCTACTACTGGTGCGGTGTTGACCGGTTCCTTCTCTACAACGGTGTGGTCAAGGAAATCCCGAACAGCATGAACCAGAACTACTTCTTCGACAACCTGAACTACTCCCAGCGCCAGAAGGTCTGGGTGACCAAGGTACCCAGGTACGGAGAGATCTGGTGGTTCTACCCCCGCGGGGACGCGACCGAATGCACCGACGCAATCATCTACAACGTGCGCGAGAACGTCTGGTATGACGCCGGGCAGGCCCTTGGTGCCCGTCGGTCTGCCGGGTACTTCTCCCAGGTGTTTGCGTTCCCCATCGCGGCCAACTGGGATGCCAGCGAGGCCGAAGCCGTTTTTGTGGACAACTTCACTGAGGTTTCGGGCAGCGAGTTTTTGTACCTTGACACCTACAACACGCAGGCCGCCATAAATCAAGTCATCTCCGGATCGAACATCCCGACCGGCACGACCGTCGTCGCCATTACGTCGAGCAACATCAAGACCCTCGGTACGATCACCCCTGGGTCTGGATATGTGAATGCTGTCTACACCAACGTGCCCCTTACGGGTGGTTCTGGAATGGGTGCAAGGGCGACGATTTCTGTCGTTGGTGGTCAGGTGACGACGGTGACGGTTACGGATCGCGGGGCAGGATATGAGATCGGCGACATCCTGAGCGCGAGCAACACCAACCTGGGCGGATCCGGCTCTGGATTCGCAATCCCCGTGTCGGCGATTTATGCCCAGGCCATTGAGATGTCTGCTGCGGCCACCGCAAGCGGAACGGCTGCGTTGACGTTTTCGACCCCTGCCGGGCTGGTTCGTTTGTACCAGCACGAGATCGGAACCGACGATGTCGAGGGCCAAAACGTGTCGGCCATCCGCAGCTACTTCGAGACCAGCGACCTGAGCTTGACCGCTGGTGGCCCGTCTCAGCCTGCCGCTGAAGGCCCGAACCGATGGCTCAGGATCGAGCGGATTGAGCCCGACTTCTTGCAAGAAGGCGAGATGTCGGTGATCGTGACCGGACGGCCTTTCGCTCAAGGGGAGGACAAGGAGTCTGACCCGTACATTTTTGGCCCGAACACCGGCAAGATCGACATGCGTGAGCAGCGCCGAGAGTTGCGCCTGCGGTTCATCTCTGATGTGGCCGGCGGCGACTATCAACTGGGTAGGCTGCTCCTGAACGCCGAGGTGGGCGACGTGAGGCCGTATGGCCCTTAATCCGGCTCAGGTCTATGACCCCAGGTATCACACTTTTGAGTCGTGGGCCTGCCTCATGGTCGAGTTGTATGCGGCGCAGCAGCTTTCGATCCCTGACGCAACCACCGACTGGAAGAAGTGGGGCAACGGCTTAGGTGCGATTGACGTGTTCTCTAACGAAGCGATCCCGATGACGGACGACTTCGACAATTGGTATGACTGGGCCCAGGCCCTGGTTTCAGCGGTGAACCCTGCGGTGCAAACAACCTGACGGCAACTGACATGGAATACCAGACAGAGGATCAGGAAGTCCAAGAGGCGAACAGAATCGCCCTTGAGTATTTCCGCGGGATCACAAAAACGGAGGAAGAGGCTCAGGAGATGATGGGCAGGCTGGCCCGCGTCCTACAGGACGATGGTGCGAAGCTCGTCCACCTCGGAAATGTTTTGTTCCTGATTTTGGTCAGGAGCGAGGGTGTGGTTGAAGTCCATACCATCGGCGAAGAGAAGCGGCCACGGGACATGGCCAATGATTTCTTGGAGTTGTCCAAGTATCTCAAGAACATCGGCGTGAAGACTGCCTACACCTATGCCGAAGACGAGCGGTTCAAGAAGTTGGCCAAAATGATTGATCTGCCGATCAAGCAGTACAAGGCCGACTACGAGGGCATGAAACTTAACGTGTTTGTGGTGGAGCTATAAATGCCAGCAGCCGTAGTAATGGCGGGTCTTGGTTACTCCGGTGCGTTGACCACTATTGGCGGTAGCATTGCCACTGCAATCGGCGCGACAAGCCTTGTCGGTACGGCTGCGGCTACCGCAATCGGGGCTGGTGTTGTATCCGGTGGCATTACGGCGATTCAAGGCGGTGATGCAAGCGATGTCTTGAAGTCTGCCGTTCTTGGTGGCGTGTCGTCATATGCCGGAGCCTCCATTGCATCGTCTGTCGCGTCATCCGTTTCTGAATCCATCCTGAGCAGCGGAACCGAGAGCCTTGTGAGCAAGTCGGTTGCGGATGCTATGGGCCGCGTTGCCGGTCAGGCGGCCAGTAGCGCAATCGTTTCTGGTACATCGGCTCTGTTGACCGGCGAAGATCCGGTTGATGCACTGATAAAGGGCGGCCTTGGTGGAGCCCTGACATCCGGCTTGATGGAGACCGTCAATTACGCCGTCAAGGACGTGCCCGGATTTGGCCCTCCTGCAAACGCAATGGAGGCTGCGGCACAGCGGGCGGCAAAGACTGCGCTGGCTACGACTATTCTTTCTGGCGGCAACGTAGAGAGTATTGCACCAGCCGTTTTGAACTCGTTCATCGGTTCTGGTGCAGAGGCGATGGCCAGGGGGATGCGCGATCTTGGCTCGACCACCCAGACCGCAAATGATGAATACAAGGCTGCCCGAACAGAATTTTCGGATGTCCTGTCTCAGCAGGAAAAACTGGTTGCAGAGTACAACCAAGGCATAAAGCCGCTGCAAGATCAGTACGCTGAAATACAAGACCTGTCGAAGCAGTACGAGGATCTGGCCAACAAATACAACAACTACGATTCTTTGTTTGCAGGCGGCGTTGATAAGGACGGCAATACTGCGCCAGTAAAAGCCGATCTTTACAACGAGGCAATTGCTCTTGACAGCAATATCGCCAAAATTTTTGAGAGCTATCAGAATCGACAAGAAGTAGTTCTTGCGTCTCTTGCTCCATTGAAGGATCAGATTACTGCTTTGCAAGACAGAATACCTGATCTGCAAACCAATTTTCAGGAGAAGGAATCCAACCTCACAAAGGCCATTGATGCATTCAATGCCGCAGAGGCTGAGAACGCTGAGATTGCGAAGAAGACACTTGGGGAGATCACCACCGCAAGCGAACGCTACAGGGGAAAGTTCGGGGAAGACCCGACACAAGAAATCCTGAACAAATATATTTCCAGCGGAGATATATTGGATGCGGTTGACTTTGACATTTACAAGTCCGATCTGAACCCGCAGCAGCGTGCTGCCGCAGAATGGCAGCGCTACCTTGAAAGCCTGGAAAACAAGCCGGCAGAATTAAATCTGCCCGGATCAACGATTGATGTCGGAGAGTACTGGAACGAATACAACCAGAACCTCAAGCGCATCATGGATGAGGGCGGGTACACCAGCCAGTGGCAGAACGTCGTCAACAAAGACCGCATCTTTGTCAACGATGACGGAACGGCCATCGGCATCAACGAAGAAGGCGGAACGTATTCGCTGTCTGAGGATCAGGTTGAGGAGATGGTTGAGAGCGCCCTCCTGAATACCCAGGAGTCGGGATACTTCTCCGCAACCGGTGGCACGGATACAGCCCCAGGCGGGTACAACCGATGCGGGGATGGGTTCCATTGGGACGAAGCCCGTCAGATGTGCATTCCGGACTCTGACGAGCAAAAGGAGTCGCAGGAGTGCCCTGACGGGTTTGTCTTCGACCTCAACACTCAGTCTTGCGTCCCTGTGGGCTCCTCGCCCAGCAGGGGAGGTAGTGGCCAGTTGATGCCTTCCGCCGGCAATTTTGCCGGTGCAGCAAGCGCGCTCAATTTCCTGATTGGCCCCCAGACATCAGACTCCATTCCTGCGTCAACTGCTGACAAGCCGATGCAAAAATCGGGGTTGCCGATATATGGAAAAATGGATAAATTTGAAGGGCCTTTGGAAGATTTTCTTGAAATGGTTTCCGAGGGATCGTATGTCAATGAACCGGCTCAACAGCCGCAGCAGGCAAACAACATGAACATGCCAACACAACCAGACCGCCTTGATCAGCCATTCGGGTATTTCAATTACGGTCAAGAGCCCAACATCGACAACACCCTGGCTTCATACGACCAGAACCCTCAGAATTTTGCTCAGGCCAATTATTTTGGGCAACAGATGCAGGCCAAGGCGGGTGGTCTTGCAACGCCTCTGATGGCCGCAGGGGGCACAACTCGATACGGCAAGTATGCCGGTGGTGGCCTGAACGTCATCGAGCACGCTGGCAAGCAGCGCCTGGACTTCCGCGAAGGTGCTGCGGTGACCGGAGAGGGTGACGGCCAATCGGACGACATCCCGGCCATGCTTGCAGACGGCGAATTTGTCTTTCCGGCTGACGTTGTTGCTGCTCTCGGAAATGGCTCAACCAAGGCCGGAAGCGATAAACTCTACGACATGATGCACGCGATCAGGGCGCATCACAGAACGGGCGATCCAGAAGACCTTCCACCGCCGGCCAAGAAGTCGCCGCTGGACTACCTCAAGAAACCCAGCAAAGCAAGGGGATAAGCATGTCAATCACTCAAGGCTCTCCGCTCCCAGACGTCAGAACGACGACGATCACCTCTGATCGGGCCCCTGATTACTACAAGGACTACCTGACGACCCTGAGCCAAGCAGGACAGACGGCGATGGGCCGTACCGGCGCAGAAAGCGTTGCTGGCTACGACCCCTTGCAGACTCAGGGCTATAGTGCTCTGCCCGGTGCTGCTGAGGCCTACAAGCCCGGCTTGACTGCTGCGCAGCAGACTGCATCCAGGGCATCAGCGGGCATCACTCCTGAGCGCATCCAGGCGCTCATGAACCCGTACACGGCCAATGTGGTCAACGAGATGGAGAGGCTGTCTCAGCAGAACCTCCAGAGGAATATTCTGCCGACTATGAAGGCCGCTTTTGTCGGTACTGGTGGGCTGGGCAGCAGAGGATATGGCGGTGCCCTTGGGCAGTCGATTGCGGACGTTCAAGCCAACCTGACGGGCCAGCAGCAAGCAGCCCTCTCCAAGGGCTTCAGCGAGGCCATGAAAGGCGCTCTGGATGAGGCGCAACTGCAAAATCAAGCCGCTCGTACTCAGGGCGAGCTTGCGAAAGTGCAGCAAGACCTTGATCTGGCCGGTGTTGGGGCGCTGACCAAAGCTGGCGCAGAACGGCAGGCTTATCAGCAGAGCATCCTTGATGCCCCGCTCAAAACGGCAACGACTGGATCAGGTCTCCTGCGTGGCTACACGGTGCCCACCTCGAAGACCGAGACGTTCGTCGGCCCGAAGGCTGGCGTTTACTCTCAGTCGCCTCTGGCGTCGATCCTTGGTATCGGCAGCATGCTCGGCGCTGCTGGTCAAGGCTCTCTGCTGGCTTCTCTCGGCTCCGGTATCGGCAGGGCGTTCTCGTCCAGCCCCGGTTCCCCAGGCTACAACTATTACGACCCAAATAATTATGGAGAGGCTTCTTTTGCGCAGCAGGATTTCCTAAATCAGGCTTTGGCTGGGAACTATCCTCTCAACTACAACGACTTTGTCAATTATGACGTTTATAATTAAAAGGATTTAATTATGTCCAAGCCTGGATCTCCGCAAACGACATATTTGGCTGGCGATGATCCTGAAACGATTGCTGCCAACAGGGCGTATCAAGATGCGCTGACAAGGCTGACCGATTCCCTCAACAGCCGTAAAAATCGACTTTTTGACCCTGTGCTGCTTGCTGCTGCGCAGGGATTTCTCGCGCCCACTCAAACCGGCAGCTTCGGTGAATCTCTGAGCAATGCGGCAGCAAAAATAGGAGCAGCCGAGTCTGCTGCCTTCAAGGAGCAGCAAGAGCTTGATGAGCAAAGACTTTTGCTGGCCTCTCGCGGCCTTGATGTGCAGCGTCAAAAATCGCTTCAATCGATGGCCTTGAGGCAACTGCAAGGCGGGCAGGCTGGGGCACCATCCGGCGATCAGGCCGTCAGCGGGCAGGGAATTCAGATTGCCCCTCCTGATCCAAATCGCATGACCGGCGAAAAATATTACCGAATGGCGATTGCTCAAGGCATGTCGCCAGCCGAGGCAATGAAGGGTGCCTCGCAGATTGATAAAGACAATATCCAGGTCAGAGAGAACGGTGTTTTTTATGCCACCACAGGGATTTTTTATCCCTACAAGTACGAAGAAGTTGAGGTGCAGCTTTTTGGCCGTACCTACAAGATACCTCAATCCACCGCTCTGGAGCTTTCAAACCTTGCCAGGAACCGTGACGTAGAAGGATGGAACAAAAAGGCTAGGGAAGCGATCAGAGACCTCTCGTCGAGCGCCGCTGCTCAACCTGCTGCACCGGGCGCTGCTGCGCAGCCTGCCACCTTGTCCCCACAGGCCGCCGCTCAAGCTGCCGCTCCTGTCGTGCCTGCTGCTGTTCCTGCCGCGGTTCCTGCTGCCCCCGTGGTGCCGGCAGCGGCCCAAGCCGCGGCTGTTCCCCCAGTGGCCCCCCAAGCTGCGGCTGTACCCCCAGCGGCGGCTGCGCCCCCAGCGGCTCGTCCTGCTGCGCCTGTCGCCGCTCAGGCGTCTGAACTTGTGGGTGGGCTGTTCACGCCGCCAACCAAAAACGCAGAGGATCAAGCCAGAATTGAGCAGGCCATTGAGTACTACAAAAGCAACCTCGCTGTAGCCTCCGGCGCTCCGCTTAATCGCGGCCAGCCCTTTTCGCCCGAAGTGATTGCTCGGGCGAAAGAAGAAGCTGATGCGACTCTGAGGAGATTGGAGCAAAACTTCGGCATGAGGCTGGCTCCGGCACAGCCTTCTCGTGCCCAGGCTGCACCAGCACAGGCTGCTGCGCAAGCTGCCCCACAAGTTCAGCAGCCAGTTGCGCAACCGGCTGCTCTCGCGCAGGCCGCCCCGGCTGCTGCCGCAGCGGTTCCATCACGGCCCGCTGGACAAGTTGTGCAGCCCGCTGATGCAAGACTTCGCTCCACACAAGAGATGGAGATTGAGCAGGCAACAGCAAAGGCTCGGGCAGAGGCAGAAGTCAAGAGCGAGATTGAAAACCGCTCTCAAATATCCGAGAACGCGAAGATTGCCAGGGAGATCACCGCAACGGCGAACGTGTTTCGTCGCATGGCTGATCAACCGGACTTTTCCAAGATGACCGGCATCTTGAACAATGACAAGATCTCCTCCGGTCTGGCCATGCTTGTGCGTGATGGCATCGGCGGGAAAAGCATTTCGATTGGCGTCCCAGCAATTGAAGACGTGATGAGGAATGCGGGCCTCAATCGTGAGCAACAGGCAAGATTTAGAATTTTCTTGATGTATACCGCCAAGATGAATCTGGCGGCAGAAAACGCTATGAAGGGCTCCACCACTGAGCGTGAGCGTTTGATCTTGGGCAACGCAACCATCAGCCCACAAGACACGAGAGAAACAGTTCGGATCAAGGCCGACCTTTTGAATCTGAAGGCTCAGTTCGACAAGCGCGTTGCAAACGCATTTGAAGACTCGAAGATGACCCCCAAGGATTTCTTCAGGTCGGATGCATATGAAACGATGTACTCCAATTATCTTGAGAGGCTGACATCAATTGCTACGGGCGAGAAGATGCTGCCCGGACCGGTACAACAGAACAGGCCGCCAAACAGACAGCAGGGCAGCGCCCCTGGTGCCGCCGCAAGGCCATCAAGCGGTGTTGAAGCGGCGCGAAATAGGCTCTCCGAGCTTATGGCAAGACCTCAAGGGAGACAGTAATGGAATTCTTGGATTTGATGGATAAGCTGTCTGAAGAGCAGCGCAATAACGCTGTTCTTGTTGCTACTGCTGCGGCCAACGCGGGCGTTGATCCAACTCTTGCAGTTGCTATCGCCTACCAGGGAAGCGGCCTGAACTTGAAGCCCCAGAAGGGATCAAGGGGCGGCGTCGGCATCATGCAAATTGCGCCGTCAATGGGCAGAGCCATCGGCTTTGACGAGAAGGCTCTTGCAGACCCCAAGAAGAATATTGAGGCTGGCATTGAGTACCTCCGAAGGGCGCTCATCGCAACGGAAAACGACCCCCAGTTGGCGGCGGTCTATTACAGCGGAGGCCCTTCTGCTTTTGAGGCGCTCAAAAGTGGCCAGGAGCCAGACCCTGGGGTAATTGAGTATGTGCGGACCCTGGAGTCTTTTGGCACATTCAACAATCGTCCAGTAGCACAACCCGTCGCATCGGGCGATGATGAGCTTGTTGATGCGCCACCGCCTGAAATGCCGAGCGCCGAGTCAACTGCCGATCCGGCAGATCGTCTTTTGCTTGGCGGTGTTGGTGCCGCTCTTGGTACTGGAGCCACCGGTATTGATGCCCTCATGGCCAATCGAGAGGCGGCTTTGGTGCGCCGGGCCGGCTTGGAAGAAAGAGCAAGGCTCACTGAGCAAAGACTGGAGAGAGAGGCTCAGGCCGCTCGTGAGGCTCAGACAAGGGCAGCAACCACCAGACCCCCGGCTGCTGCACCGGTCGGCCCGCTGAGTGCGCTGTCTACGCCTGATCAAGCGACCAGAATTCAGCAAGGCACCATCGGTGATCTTGGGACAACTGGTCGCGCAAGATCAACAGGCTTCAACACTGAAACCGCTCAACTTTCTGCCGGTCAAAAGCAGGCATACGCTACTGCTGAAGCGTTGAAAAACGCAGGCCTTGTAGCGGAGAGCGGTCCTGAGTTTTTCTCAAGGCAGCCGGGGATGACATCTACGCCGTCTGGCGTTTTGTTCCCCAGGGGTGAGCCAATGACGCGGGCGGTTCCAAGGGCCTTGCAGGATCCATTTTTTACAATGCCTCCAATTTCTTTGGCCACTCCAAGTCAGCCTCCTGAGCCCCCAAGGCAGTCTGGTCTTAGTCAAGTCACGGAAAAATTCAAATCCATGATGCGCCCTGTTGCTGGGATGGCAGAAAGAGCGTTGAGGGTTGTTGCTCCACCACTGGCTGGAGTTTCTGCTGGTTTGGATACGGCAGAAATCATGCACGAAATGAGCAAGCCGGCAGATCAGAGAGACCCAAGAAAAATTGGCCTCAAGGGTGCGAGCTTGGCCACTGGCGCTCTTTCAATGATTCCGGGTCGCCATCAAATGTTCACCATTCCGGCAAGCGTTGGTGCGAGCGGAACATACGAATATCTTTACAACCCTGAATTCAGAAACTACGTTCGCAAAAAACTTGGTCTTTCTCCAGACCAGCCTGCTGCGCCAACTGGTGCTCTCCCCTGATTCGGGTGATCTCCCACCCGAGTTGCCGTGGCTTTGCAGTTGCCTACGGCACATTTGCCCCTCCCATCGCGGGAGGGGTTTTTTTACGGCCTCTGATTCTCTAAACCGCAGGCAACCTCTCGGTTCATGTGGGAGACGATCTTGACGCATCGTTGGTGCTCCTGTCTCGCAATGATCGGCCTGATGACCGCCTCAAGTTTCTGAGCGAACTGCACGATGTCAACCTCGTCGGCGATCAGGGCGTCCTTACGTTTCTCGTCAGAGTAGAAGAAGACCTGTTTGATCAGTTCTTCGGTCAAGCAGCTTTCCATCGATACCTCACTGGTGTTGGTTTTTGAGTTGCCAGAACTTGAGCAGGGAGCAGAACATCAGCCAGCCGCGGTCGAGATCTTCTGCGCTCCACTCGCGCATGACTGAAAGGCCGGCAACGCTGCGGGAGACAAACACGTTCGCGCACCGCGCCTTGGGGATGCCAAGCCCGACCCGGTAGGCGGCAAGCTGCATCAGGTGGTCATCGTACCCCTCGACCTTGGCGGGGTCGCTGAAGTCCTTGGTCTTTACGTCCACCACGATGCCGTCGAATTCAAGCCTTGCAGGCGCGTGGAGGTCGCACTTGCCACCGAACCCCATCTCATGGGCAAACGAACGCTCTGCGATCCATCCTTGCAGCCCAAAGTGGTTGTTGATGACCTTGGTGCAGCCCATGACGTGGCTGTGGTGCTTGAAGTTCGGATCACCGTCGTAGAAGCCCTGGATTGAGGCATGGATGTCAGTTCCGGCATCAGCCGCAGCGCGGCCCTGCTCCTTGCTGTCATCCATGATCCGGTCAATCCAGTCGTTCTCCGGCTCGTCCTGTCGCCTGGGAAGCGTCAGGGCGGCCATCAGGACTTGCTTTTGCAGCCACTGCGTCAGGGCGGGCTTTGCAGCCACGTTTAGTACGGTGGTTACAGAAGGTACAAGGTTGAGCTTTCGGGCGTCTCTGAGGGTTGTGTTCCTCATCCCGCCCTTGGCTGCCTCGACCGTGTACATCGGCGCACCGTCTCGGGTGTACCAGTGGTTGCTTTCGCTTGCGCGAGGCTCTTTTGCAATCATCAGAACACTCCAAACCAGATGCCGGTGCCGTGAACGCACCCGACGGGGAAGAACAAAGCCCCTGCCAACAAGAAGCCCCAGGAGGCTGTCTTGAGGCAGACGATGACATGGGTGAGCCAAGCCAGGACGACCCAGGCTGCAATCGCAAACGGGAAAAGCTCGCTCATGCTTGAGCCGCCGCGAGTCTCAACTGACGTTGCTTTTCGTGCCGGGCCTTCATGAAGGCAGACTGCTTGGCACGCTGCTCGGGAGTCCACGCGGCTTTCTTGCGCTCTTTCTTGACTTCCTTCGGCTTTTTATCGGCCTTGACCAGGGCGCGAAGGTAGATCACCTCGGCGTTGATGTCTTGAACCATTGCGGCCAAGCTCTTGATGTCTTTTTGCAGTTGCTCTTTTTCGCTCTTAGAAATAAACATGTCGCTCTCCTATTTGTTGACGTTGGATCTCCACAGGGTGACATACATCCCGTGGACGGTTCTGCTTTCAGCCCTGACCGGGCCTACGGCTCTGACAATTCCCTCTTTCGAGGCTCTCTTCGCAATATGCCCCCAGGCCCTTGAGTCAGGGGGCGGTGGAACGTGCAGGCTGGCTGCACGCACTTGCTCGGTGGTGAACTCGTAGTTCATGCGGGCGAACTGGAGGAAAGACTCGAAAGCCATCTCCTTCCAGCTTTCCCCAGCGTGATCAGCCGCTACCTTGGCCATAGCGTGACCGATCTCCAGCCCTGTAAACGGCCTGCCACCGAACATGTCGATGGTCAAATCGTCGATTGGTAGCTTCATGTCAGAAGGGCACGTCGCTATCCAGATCGTCAAACCCAGATCCGCCTTTTGGTTTTGCAGCATGTTTTGACCTCGCTTGCCACTCGGGGCTTGACTGAATCTTCTCTTGCAGGTTCCTGCTGAAGGTCTCGAACATCTCCATGTCGGGGTTGTCGATGTAGAACAAGCCTGTCTCGTTGAATGGCTCTGGCATGCCGGCCTTCCTGACCGAGGCAAGCACCGGGTTCACCGTCATGATGTTGGTGTACTCCTTGCCATTACCGCCGGTGGATTTCGCAACCGAGAGCATTGCCCAATGGCCGAGGATGTTCTTGAGTTCAAAGCCGCGAAGCTCGTCCGAAGTGAATTCCTTGCCGCGCCATGTCTGCAAGTCCTTGCGCAGGGCGGCTTTCTCACCGAGGGAGAGGGTGTAGTTCTTCGAGATGGTCATCGGCTCGCCCTTCTTCGTGATCAAGGGCCTTCCGCTCTCATCTTCGCCGTGAACCTCAAAGTGCAGCATTACCTTGTGCAGGTGTTTGACCTCACCTTGCCACTCTGACTTTTGCGTGCCGAGGTCAACGATGCGGTAGCACCGTGCAAGATGCATCCCTGGGGGTACTGGGGTGAAGGTGCTTTCGCTGTTGTTTTCTTTCGCTACTAGACTCATTTCTTCTCTCCGATTGATGGTAGACCGCATTCATAGCGGATGGTTTTCCAGTCTTCGCTTGTAGCAACGCCCGCCTCAGCCCTGGCAAGGGCCTCTTCGAGCATCTGCATTCTTTCGAGCATGGCTTGGTGTTGTTCGCTCATACGTCAGTCCTCACGATGGAGTTGACGTATCGACCGATGCGGTCAAGGAGCCCAGGCTTTTGCACCTGTTGGTGAGACAGGAAGCTGTCTTGCAGCCGCTCCATGTCTCTGCTGACCGGGTAGTCCAGCTTGCGCTGGTACATGCAGCCGATCTGCACACCTGTCTTGGTTGTGTATGGAATTACTTTTTCGCTTTTCATCGCACTTGCTTCGCTGTTGAGGGAACCGCAGTGTATCGGCTTTAACGTGACAATACAACCCCTGTTGCAAAACTTTTTTTTGGTTGTATGATGGCGTTACAACAGCAACAGGAGTCTGCATGACACTTAAAGATTTTTTTGAAACCAAAAAGCTGGGGGCCAAGACTGATATGGCCCAGGCGCTGGGGATCAGTCGAACGTGGCTGGCGCTGATCATCAACGGTCAGCGCGTACCCAGCGTCAGGCTCAGTCTGGACATCGAGCGTTACACCAACGGCAAGGTCAGACGCAAGGATCTTCGGCCAGACATGTTTGGAGCAATAAAGTGATTTGGTACAAATTCCACCTTGGTGACTACATCACCCACACCACGCATCTGAGCGATGCAGAGGACTTGGCTTACCGCCGCCTGCTGGATTTGTACTACATGAGCGAAAAGCCAATCCCTTTGGACACCGATGCCGTGTCTCGTCGGATTCGACTTGACTTGGACATAACCGAATCGGTTTTGAATGAGTTCTTCGAGAAGACTCCAGAGGGCTATCGGAACGTGAGATGCGATGCTGAAGTCGAGAAGTATCAGCAGCGTGTTGAGACCAACCGATCCCTTGGCCTCAGAGGAGGAAGGCCCAAGAAAACCGAATCGGTTAGCGAATCGAAACCGAACGATAACCCTAAGAAGATACAGATACAGAAAGAGAATAAAGACATATCGTCGCAAGCGACTCGTTTCGGCGACTTTTGGTCTGCATGGCCAACGTCAAAGCGCAAGGTCGGTAAAGCGGCCTGTGAGGCGAAATGGAGCCGTCTAGCACTAGACCCCTTGGCCGACAAAATAATCGCCTCTGTGGCCCGTTTAAAGGCCTCTGAGCAGTGGACATCGGGGTTTGAGCCTGCCCCGCTGACATACATCAACCAGCGTCGGTGGGAAGACGAAAGCGAATCGGTTTCTATTAACAGGAGAATGATATGAGCGACAAAACAAGCGGGCCAGCGTTTCCAGTAGCAGATGACGCTTCCGATATGCCCGGAATGACCCTGCGCGACTACTTTGCAGCCAAGGCAATGCCGGCAACGATGGCAGAGTTTGAAGACGGATGGAAGCAGCACGCTTATGAGTCGGAGACATTTTTGCAATGGGCTGCTGAACGCGCCTACGCAATGGCAGACGCCATGCTGAAGGCAAGACAAAAATGACCCCGGTCGAGAACCTGCTCCAGAGGCTTGAGAAGGTAAAGGGCCGTAATGGCTCATGGACTGCCCGCTGCCCGGCGCACGACGACAAGGGCCCTTCCCTGGCCATCAAGGCCGCAGACGATGGCCGAGTGCTGCTGCACTGCTTTGCAGGCTGTGACGTCCACTCCGTGGTCGGGGCGGTCGGCATGGAGATCGGAGACCTGTTCCCGCCTGACAGCAAGCGCAAGGAGTACCCGGTTGATGGCAAGCCAGCAATCAAGCCGGCCTTCTACGCGAGCGACCTGATGCGCATCATCGGCTTCGAGGCTCTTGTAGTGCAGATCGTCGCCTTCGACATCGGTAACGGAAAGCCCATCAGCGAAGAAACCCGCGAGCGCATGCTCACGGCCTACCAGCGAATCGACGAAGCAATGAGGTACGCGAATGTCTAACGTAGCCATGATCGAACAGAGGGCGCGTCAACTCGACGAGGCCCGCAAGGTGCGGATGATCAAGTCCGAGGAGATCGACACCGAGACGTACCTGAAGGCGCACGATGTGACGCACAAAGTGCATGAGGCATCGGTCTGGCTTGATGAGTTGCAGCAAGAGCTCGTCGCACCGCCTGAGCGAGACAAGAGCGTGACCATGCCCTGGCCGAAGACTCATGCGGGGTTTCAGTTCCGCCCAGGCGAGGTGACTCTGTATGCCGGCTCCAACGGCGGGGGGAAGTCCCTGATCACCGGTCAGGTGGCGATGGGCCTGATCAAGCAGAAGCAGAGGGTGTGCATTGCCAGCTTTGAGATGAAACCCAAGCGCACGATCTACCGGATGCTGCGTCAGTTCGCCGGTGAGAACATCGAGTTCCCGCAGTACGTTGACAAGGCAACCTACATCGGCAGGCTGCTGGAGCGGTTCACGCAATACAGCCGTGATGGGTTGTGGCTGTACGACCAGCAGGGGACGACCTCAAGCCAGCAAGTGATTGCGATGGCCCGGTACTGCGCGATGGAGCTCGACGTGCAGCACGTCTTCATTGATTCTTTGATGAAGTGCGTGGCCGGCGAGGACGACTACAACGCTCAGAAGTCCTTCGTCGACGAGTTGACCGCACTGGCAAGGGATCACCACATCCACATCCATCTGATCCATCACATCCGCAAGCTCGGCAGCGAGGAGCAGATGCCCAGCAAGACCGACATCAAGGGCACCGGTGCAATTGCCGATCAGGTGGACAACGTGCTGCTGATGTGGCGCAACAAAAAGAAGGAGCACGAGATTCAGAACGGCGGCAACCCGGATCCGATGAAGCCCGATGCAATCTTGATGTGCGAGAAGCAGCGCAATGGTGAGGCCGAAGACTGGTACAGCCTGTGGTATCACAAGGACAGCCAGCAGTTCTTGGAGTCGGACTCATCTCTGACGATGTCGTTTGACGACAGGGGGGCATTTTGAGTGAAGGCGAAGGGGCAGACGAGCATCGGCATCGTTGTCTCGTTCGGGAAGTTATCCGAAAAAGGATACAAGATCGTGGAGCTGCGCACCGATTTCTCTACGGTTACCGTGACGACCTTGGCAAGTATCACAAGGGCTGGAATGAAATACATCCCAAGTCAAGACTTGATCAAGATGTGCGAGAGCAGTGGAACAAAGGCAACAGAGGCCAAGAAGGAGATTGGAGATGATGGAACAAACGAAAGAAAAAAGTCCAAGCAAGAGAGCCGGAAAGATGAAAAAACTTAGGAATGATGTCAACTTCATTGATCCAAAAACGGGTGAAAAGTTGTGCTCATTCAACGAGTGTGTTGAGAAGTTTGACCGTATCGAAGAAGAGATTGTTACCCGCGAAAGGCGTCATGAAACGATTCAGCTTGTGGTTCAGTTTCATGTTTGTAGGCAGTGCGGGCGCAAGCACCGAAACGGTGGAGACAAGTTCAAGTCTTGGGGGAATTTTTTAGACGTTATGGCTGGCTCAGAGCCGCAATTGAGCATCAAAGATAAAGGGGAAAAACATGAGCAAAGTTGAGTTGAGTGATTTTCAGAAACAGTTCCTGCTCGGGCAGGGTGCTGGGCAAACCCTGTACACAGAGAAGGAGTTCGGTGAGCGGCTTGCGCAAGCGAAGGCAGAGATCATGGCCATTGCCATCCAAACCAGCAAGCAGGCCGTCATGATTGAGCGTCAGGCCTGCGCAGAACTGGTCATGGAGCTTGCGTCTCAGGAGGATGAGGGAGAGACCTCAACTGCTCTGAAGAACGCGGCATACGCCATCCTGAACCGCATACCGAGCCAGCGTCAATGATCGAGTTGACCTTGCCTTGGCCGCCCTCGGTCAATCGGTACTGGCGCACTTTCCAGGGCCGCATGATCATCAGCGCAGACGGCAGGGCTTACCGCAAGGCGGTGGCCGATCAGGTGCTGATCCAGCGAGGGGCCAAGAACCTTAAGGGCAAGCTCGTGGTGGAGATCGAGGCCTGGAGGCCAGACAACCGCAGGCGCGATCTGGACAACCTGCTCAAGGCGGCTTTGGACGGCTGCACCCACGCGGGCGTATGGGAAGACGACAGCAACATCGTTGACCTGAGAATTTATTGGGCCGAGCACATCGGCGGGATGCTAAAAATTAAAGTGAGAGAACAATGAACGAGAGCACTGCATTGGAGTGGCGGTGGTTTGAGCCGTCAAAAGGAAAGATCGGGGTTGCAAAAGTGCAGACCCAAGATGGCAAGATTGAGTACCGCATCAGCCCGGTAGATGGGTTCATGGAGAAGATGGACGTGCAGCAGATCGTGGCCTGGGGGGCTGCATTCCCTGACGCCGCGGGGCAGGCGCTCTTCAAGGGGAAAGCATGAAGCCAGAACCACAACTGATCGACCTGTTTGCGATGTTCGCTCTCATTAACCAGACCAATGACTCTTCGCTTTTTGGGAGCGACGAGTACCAGCGCCTGATCGCGGAGCGGTCTTACCGTATGGCTGCGCAAATGATGCAGATGAGAGAGCGATTTATTGGAGACAAAGATGAGTGACAGCGACGTAAAAAATCCAGAGCTTGCGATTGAGTACATCTTCAAGTACGGCAAGAAGTTCGGAGAGGCCAAGGGCAATCGGATCTACATGGAGGAGTACCGCAAGTCTCTGAAGGCGATGATCATGAAGCGAAGCCTTGAGACATCGGTCAATGCGCAAGAGCGCGAGGCGTACTCTGATCCCGAGTACATCCAGCACCTCAGAGGCTTGCAGGAGGCTGTGCAGATCGAGGAGGAGATTCGCTGGCGCTTGATCGCTGCGCAGGCTCGCATTGAGGTCTGGCGCTCAATTGAGGCAACGAACCGGGCAGAGGGCAAAGCGACCATATGAAGTGCCCACTATGCGGTGCGCCATCCGATGTAAAGGCAACTCGAAAGCCCAATGGCGTCATTGTGCGCAGCCGCCTCTGCTACAACGAACACATCTTCCAAACCGAGGAGCGGGCCATCACTGAGCCCAGGCACAAGGATGACAAAAGACGAAAAAAAGCACCTGTCCAAAGTAGCTGACCTCGGCTGCGCTGTGTGTCGGCGTATGGGGTATCCGGGTACCCCCGCCGAGATACACCATCCAAGGGCCGGAACAGGGGCTGGGAGACGCGCAAGCCACTGGGATGCTATCCCACTATGCCCAGAGCATCACCGCGGCAAGACGGGCCTGCACGGCCTTGGCACGAAGGGCTTTCCCAAGCACTACGGCTACGACGAATCCGATCTGCTGGCCGACACCAGGGAGCTTTTGGGGATTAGGGTAAGTCCCTAGAAAATAATTGGGTTTGCCTCTGGTGCGTTGTAATTTGCTGTTACACTACCTTCACTGTTAAGCAATAGTGCAAGACGGCCAACAGCGAAGGAACAGCGAACATGATCACCACCACCAGCAACATCGACACCCTGGGCTCTCTCCTGGCTCAGATCGCAGACCTGACCAAGCAGGCTGATGCAATCAAAGACAGCATCAAGGACGAGGCCAGCATGTCCGGCCAGAAGGCTTTCGAGGGTGATCTGTTCAAGGCCACCTACGTTGAGACCAATCGCTCTACGGTTGACTGGAAGGCTATCGCTAAGGCCCTCAACATCCCTACCGAGCTTATCGCGCAGCACACCAATACCACCGCCGTGTTCTCGGTCAAGGTCACCAGCAAGTAATCGGGAGGCCAACATGAGAGCAATCATCAAAGCGGCCCAGGCAATCGAAGAGTTGTCCTACACCCTGGACAACATCTCCACCGATGACCGCAAGGCGGTTGAGGACTACACCGACTCCGAGATCCTGCACGAGGCCAAGTACGTCCTGGGCCTGTTCGTTGACCCGATGGAGTCGCACTTCAATGCCGAGGACTACCGCGGTGAGAACGGCCCCGAGCGCAAGAAGTGGGCGCGTGGCCAAGTCCGCAAGCTCAAGGCCTTTATCAAGAAGTACAGCTAAACCAACCGGGGGCTACGGCCCCTACAGGAGAACACCATGCAATACGCAAATCACTACGGCTACAGCGACGTGACCCCTTACGAGGTGGTGCGCCAAATCAGCGAGCAGACCATCGAGATCCGCGAGATGGA